CCAGCGATGTACCACTGAGCGCTGCCATTGAGGCGGGGTTCAACGATCTTCTGCAGCGCGCCAGAGAAGATGTTGACGTTCGCGGTTTGGTTCGGAACAATCGTGGTGTTGAACTTGTCGAACGCAGTTTCCAGCGAGGTGGGCAGCAGGATGTAGCGGGGTTCCACATACAACATGGTGCCGTCGAAACCCTTCTGGTTTCGCATCTTCTCCCGTGCGTCCGAGACCGACGCTTCACCGATCACGCCAGTTCCAGTGTTGTTATGACTGGCGTGGAACAACACCTGACCGTCCATCATGCACTTGGCGTTGCCGGTGATCAAAGCCCACATCTGGTTGGCTTCAAAAACGGCAATCTTCCGGCCGAGAATCTGTATCAGGCGAGTGATATAGCCGAGGTTGTCGTTGATGATGAAACGACGGCCAACCACTACCTTTCGGGCGTACTCGGTCAACTTCCAGGTGCCTTTCGACTCCTTGATGGTGCCGGCCTTGTACTCACCGCCCTCAAGCAGTTCGGCAGGCAACAGAGAACCGCCGGTCTGCGTGCCGTCGCCGGCCTCGCCAACCTCGATGGTGGTCATGTCCCTGAAGTCGGGGAGGTCCTCGCGACGAGCCAACGGCTGCCAGGTCTGCCGCTCCTCCCCGTAGGCCGCCTTCAGTGTGAACCGCTGGAGGCTGTTCAGGAGGATCGGGAAATCAGTGGTGGCGTGCATCGCTCGGAGAGCGATATCACCCTTGTCCATGCCGCGGTGCGAGATGCCGGCCAGCTCCAGGCTGTCGCGGCACAGGTCGATCAAGCTGGAACCGCGATATTCGCGGGCCCCGGGGGCCTCGTCTGGGTTAGACACCAGGCCAGCCCGCACCTTCAGGTGGTCGAGCTTCGCGGCGAGCCGCTTCTCGACATGGTCGAGGGTCACCTCCACCCGGCTGGTGCCGGCGGTCGACTGGCGCTCGGTCGTGGCGCGGGCGTCGATCAGCTGCATGCGGGCCTCGTCAAGGGACACACCATCAGCAATGAGCTGGTGGGCCAGCTTCTCATCCACGCCCAGCTTGCGGGTGGCGTCGAGGATGCCGGCGGCGCGGCGGCGCTCGTCGGCGCGGATCTGCTCCGCATCCACCGCCGGGGCGGCGGAAGCAGCCGGCGCAGCAGGCGGAGCTGCAGGGGGTTGGGCTCGGGTCTCAACAGCAATGTCGGGCGCAGCCTCAGCGGCCGGCGCCCCCTGGTTCAGTTCGTCCACGGATCTCTCCTGGGGTTGGGTGGGGGTGGGCTCCTCTGAGCGCACCTGGGCCCCGGCATCAGCCGGGATCGGGACCAGCGAGACCTCATAGGGCTCCCAGTCCACTGCGCGTTCAACCGGCGTGGTGCCGGTCTCATCGCGCTCTTTTCGGTGGACCTTGTAGCCCACCGAGACGTTGCGGTAGATGCCGTCGACCACATCTTGAAAGATGGGTTCGACTTCAGCACGCTTGCTGAACTTCACCAGGGCGCGGCCCTCAGATCCGTTCAGCCAGGCTCGTTGCACCACGCCAATCTGGCTGCGCAACGAATACGATTCGTGCGAATCAAGTAGCGGCCCGCCCTTGTTCAGGCGGTCCAGACGCACGGCGCCAGGTTGGAGGCTGAGCTCCTCCATGTAGTCGCCGCGTGCCCAATCCGCACGCTTCACCCTTGCGCCGGTGGACCACACCAGCTCCACGGTTCGCGCCTCGACGTTGATCGTCTCGGGCACGAACATCGCGCGGGTTTGCAGCAGACCGTCGCTCATGCGCACTCCTCGTCTCGGCGATTCTACGGTCATCCGCCTGCTCCAGATTGGGGTGCTGCAGGAGCTGGCGGTTTCACAGCAGCCTCAGGCGGTGCACCGGTCGGCGGCAGCAGGCTGCCCAGCGGCCTCACCTGAGTCAGGCCCGCTGCCGACACCTTCCTCGGGTCGGTGTCGAGCGTGATGCCGGCTTCGTCCAGCATCTTCACCCACTCTTTCCACTGCTCGATCAGGTCGAGGGGCTCATAGCCCTCGGCTCGAATCGCGTCCAGCGGCGGCAGCAGGCCCCCGCGGATCCGGTCACGGGTCGAACTGGTCTCCGACTGCGGGTCGAACAGCTCACGCTTCGGTGGCGTCCAGTCGCCCACCAGCCCATCGGTTGGCACCCCCGTCACGCTGGCGGCCGTCTGGAACCATCGCCACACCTGACGGAACACCACGGGCTCCAGGATCTGCCAGGTGTCTGCCTGCAGCCGACGCTGGAACCCGATCCAGCCCATCCGCTCCTGGCTGAAGCTGCCGCTCGAATAGTCGCCCGTCAGCTCGCTGTAGGTGATGCCGATCCCCGCCGCGATCTCCAGCAGATAGCTCCTGATCACGGTGTTGATCTCGCCTGCCGCTGGCGGGTTGATGGTTCGGATGTCCTGCCCAGGGCCCAGCTTAATCACGCCGCCCGGCTCGATCCGTTTACCAATGGTGCTCTTCTGGTCGCTCACGCTGTCGAGATCCGTCACCGCAACAGCCATGCACGCGGCGACCTTCTCCTTCATCAGCCGCGCATCCATCAGGTCCTGCAGATCCCGCAGCCGCAGCAGCGACGGCGCCAGGCACGTCACGCCACGGGTCATCCCGGGTCGCTCTGGCGTGAACAGGTGGATGATCTCATCCGCTGGAACCGTGTTGCTCAGAATCGTTATCGCACGCTGCGCACTCTCGCCAGGGTGATAGTTGTATAACCAATAGCGCGTCGGCTTGTCTTCTCCGTCGTAGACAATCCCGCGCTTGGTGTACTCTCCCGTCTCGCCTCCTGGCGTGTCATGCGACTCGTCAATCCAATCGCCTTCCATCAGCTGCAACTGCAGCGGCACCCTCAAACCAAGGCGTTCCATTGCCGCCCGGCTTGGCGTCCGCAGCCGCAGCAACACCTCTCCGCTGCCCTTCCATGCCTCCACCATCTGAGACATGATCCCATCGAAGTTTGTGCGGCCGTAGTAGTCGCACTGCGTTGGGTCAGCCATCCACTGCTGCATCAGCTGCGTGATCGCCTTGCCGCGTCTGCCATTTTTCCGGTCCTCCTTCGCCTTGAAGCTCCAGCCGCTGCCAATCAGGTTGTCGCTCCAAACCTTGATCGCCTTCCGCGCATAAGGGTTGTTGCGCATCTGCTCCCGCGCGCGGTCGCGCATGTCCGCAAACCCCCAGGCGCTGGACGCATCGGCAGACGTCCGCTGCGTGATCCATCCATCCGTGCGCCGCCCACGGCCCGCCGCATCGTACCGGCGCAGCTCATCCAGCTGGATGCGTGCGGCCTGCCGGCGCACGGCCGCGCGGGGGGCAATGGCGGCCAGCAGCTGCTCAAACGGGTTCATTCGTAGTCGCGCACGAAGGTGGGGTAATCGATCCGCACCACCGGGGCGCTGGCCGCCGACAGGCTGGCAATGATCATCGCCCGGGCCTTCAACAGCTGCTCCACGCTCGGATAGGTCACCTCCTTGTCGTCGTATCTGACCTTCAGGTAGCCGCAAGCAATCGCTTCCTCGAGCGCCGCAAGGTGGGCCTGCGTGAACGTGCTCATCGACCACCTCGCCGTGGCGTCATGCTACCTAGCTCCAGAACGATGATTCGCCGGCATCATCATCGTCCGATGCAGCCTGCCGCGGCGTTGGTGCCGGCTCCTCTGTTGTCGCCACCGTCGGGCCGCCGCGTTCCTCCGCCCATCTCGCATCGCTCCAGCGGTCGGCGCCCACCAGTGCCGCGCAGGCCCTGGCGATCACCCGGCAGTCGAGCGCCTCGTTGCGAGGCCGGGTCTTGATCCACTCGAACCGGTTGTAGCCCCGCCGGTCGATCGTGTTCGTCAGCCGCTCCGCGCAGAGCTGGCGGAAGAACTCCTCGCCATGCTGCGGGAAGTGGCACCAGCCGTGGGGCAGCGGCCCCCCCTCATCCGGCAGGCCTCGTCTGAGCCAGCCGTAGAGCTCCCCCTTCGCGGTGCTCACCCCCACCGGCCACACTTTCACGCCGCCACGCAGCGGTTTCCCGTTCCTCAAAACCTCCACACGCCCCGGTGTGCCGATGATCGATGTCTGCGTCTCCTGGCCCTTCGTCGCGATCACCCTGTTGCCGGCCTGGCTCCGCACCCACCGGTAGACCTCCTGGCTCCTGAAGCCGCTGTCGATGCCCGTCATCCGGATCGGCAGCCGCTGGCCATCGCCGCGGCCGAACTCCGACCGGATGAACTTCGTCAGCTCGCGCCACACCGCCGGCTGCGCCGTGTCGCCCGCCAGCACCTGGTAGTCCAGGCTCCAGCTCTCCATCCCCTGGCCCCAGCCCACCACCTCCAGCTCCAGGCGGTCCATCTGCACGTCCACGCCGCAGGTGATGAACACCACGCCATCAGGCACCGTGCCCAGCTCGTAGAGCTCTCGGCGGTTGTAGAGGGCCTCCCAGTCCGGAGCCTCGCCGTCGTCGTTCCAGCACTCCGCCAGCACCGTGTTGGTCCACGGTTTCAGTTTCGCCGGCTCATCCTTCGCGTCCTCATATCCCACCGCGATCTCAGTCCAGTTCAGCCAGCCCAGCGGGCTGTAGAGGCCGTTCAGGTGGTAGCCCTGCACTTCGCGCTCCGGGAACAGGGGCTCCCACCAGTCGTCGATGAACACGTCCGGGTCATACCACCAAGCCTTCGTGTCCTCGCTGATGCCCTCGCCGCACTCCTCGCAAATCATCACTGGGGCCCGTCGCAACGTGTTCGGCAGCCCCGGGTCCTTCGGGTCGTACCGCAGCCGATCCCAACTCAGCACTTGCCGGTGCCCGCAGTGCGGACAGGGCAGCAGCAGCCGCTGCTGGTTGCTCTGCTCCCACTTCCCCCAGATCGCACTCCGCCCCGCGATCGTTGGCGTGCTGGTCCACGCCAGCTTTTTTCGCACGCCAAACGTCCGCGTCCGCGCCGTCACGATCGCCAGCGGGCTCCCTTCCTCATCGACATCCGCCGGCCATCGGTCGATCTCATCCCCGGCCAGGAAACGAATGGGCATCGACGCCAGGCCGCTCGCCGCGTTCGCACCGCCGAGGATCAGAAAGCCGCCGACGAATTCCTTCATCAGCTGCGTGTTACCGCTGTCCCGTTCACGCGGCGCCTTCACCTTCTCCTGCAGGCTCGGCGTCGCCTCGATCATCGGAGCGATCCGCATCTTCGAGTACCGCTTCGCCATGTCGATCGTCGGTTGCACGAACAACATCGGCCCCGGCTGGATGTCCATTACGTAGCCACCCCAGTTGTTGAGCGCCTCGGATTTCCCGCTCTGCGCTGGAAACACCAGCACCACCTCCTGCACCGTCGACGTTGCCGACAGGTCATTCATCGGCTTGCGCAGATACGGCGTCCGCGCCGTCCGCCAAGGCCCGTGCTCACTCGACGCCTTGGAGCTCAGCACCCTCCGCTGATCCGCCCACTCGCTCACCGTCAGCAGCGGATCAGGGCGCATCCCGCGCCAGAACGCCAGCAGCGCTTCCTCAGCGGACGCCAGCGGCACGCACCAACTCCTCCAACGCCTTCACATGATGCCGGTCGATCACTTGCATCACGGCCGCACGCTGCTCCTGCGTCAGCCCGCCCACCGCCGTCGCGATCTCGCCCACCATCTGCTGGCTCGTGCGCATCACCGCGTCACGCACCTGCATCCCCGCCGCGGCAAACCCACGCTCTGCCGCCGTCTTGTCCAGCAGCT